ATATAATATTATATCATTTTTCCCGATTTCATTAATCTTAAAACTAATTATTTTACTAATAGATATTATTATATCATTAATTCTATAATTTAATGTGATGATAAAAATATAAAGAGGTGAATATGATGATAAAAACATAAATATTTTACTTATTATACTCATCATACCACCTCCAAATATTATAACTATTCACTCTATTATTTTAGCATTTTTTAATCTTAGTTTTTTTGTCAGTAACGTAGTCATCTCCTGATAAGTTAGATTTCAAATAATCATCTTGAATTAAATGTATTAGTTCAGAGGTATCATTTGAAATTATTTCCCCATTTTCAATCTTCATATCTAACCCAACACTACTTATTATATTTTGAATATCATTAAGTGAATTATTAACCTTATCTTTAAACCAGTTGATATCAGAATCCTTTATTTTTGCCAACTTCTTTTTAATTGTTACTTTCTCTGATTCTTTTTCTATATCTTCAATATTTTTTATTATATTTAGCTGCCTTATTTTATTAATATTTTCGTTACATTTTTTAGTATATTCATCCTGATAATTAAATATTTGTTCAAAATATAATTGAGTAAATATAGCCATATAATTTTCATACATAACACAATCAAATTTATCATCTATAGAAATTATATCCTCTTTTATTTGCTTTAATCGTCCTTCATTAAACAAAACTTTTAATTTACTTTTTAAATAAAGACTAGAAAATATTTTTTTAAAAAAGAAATATCTCTTATTATCATCTACATTAGTCATTATAATTACATATGCTCTACTATTTTCTATTTCTTTAAAATTGTTAACTAATTGTATACTGTCTATATTATCTAATGAACTTTTAATTTCTTTTAATTTCGGTACTTCTTCTATATCAATATTATCAATTAAATCATCTAACTTTACAATAGGATCATATTCAGTCATCTCTTTATTATTAGTTAAATATATAAATTTCTTTATAATATTTTCCTTCATTTCTTCTCTCAATGAATTTTCTATCAATACTTTTCTTAGACTAAAATCCTCCAAAATAAAAACACAACTTAAAGCAACTTGTGTATTTTTTTTGGCTTTTTCCAACTCTTCTCTTACTAATTTTAATTTAAACATATACTCCTCCTAATAAACTTTATATTCCAAAGAATATATGCTATAATAAAAATACATTCAATGAAATATATTATACTTTTAGAACTCGGTAGATTGGTAGTCGTTTCGAGTTCTTTTTTCTTTTATATTAATGCTTGTCTACATTTTCTTCAATACATTCGACAAAACATCTTATATTATTACAGGTGATACATAATAAAAAAGGCAGTAGATAAGGAACACTCCCTACCTACTGCCTCTTTATAAGTATAGTACTATTAATAAGTATAACCAATTATTTAGTTAAAATATACTCCCAACATGCAGGACCTAAATTACTGTCGTTCTTAAATCCTAATTTAGCATTTAAATTTACGACAGCTTGATAAAAACTTCCATTACCTTTAGCTGGACCATATGAACCATCTATTGGACCATTATATAATCCTAGTACCTTCATAGCTGATTGTGCTAATTGTACATAAGCTCCCTTATCTCCATAATTCAATACGTGTTTCTTACATTCCTTTAACAATTTTCCTTCCTCCTTAACTTGTGGTTTGCTTTCTACTGGTTTAGTGTTTTCTACAGGCTTATTCTCCATTGGTATTTGTCCTGTAATACCTTCTACAATTACATTAGCAATAGTTTCTACCCCTAAATTGTTCCATCTCTTAAAATCGCTTTCTGTGTCTACAAAACACATCTCTAGCAACATAGCAGGAGCATTGGTATGTCTTAATACATAAAGTTCAGAGAACTTATGTCCTCTATTTCTAAACTCTGTTCTCTTACAATAAGTTTCTATTAATCTCTTAGCTTCTTCTTTAGCTCCACTAGTATTGGTAGTGTATATCTCTGCTCCAGTTCCTCCACCAGCATTAAGATGTAAGCTTAAAAATAGATCTAACTTTTGTGCATTAGCTTTATTAACTATAGCTGCTAACTGTTCATTTCTATCTTTAGAATAATCACAAGAGCAATCTATTACTGTATGTCCTAAAATCCTTAATTTTTCTATAACCTTATTTCCTACAAGTCTATTCTCTACACTTTCCTTTAATAAGCCACAAGCTCCACAAACTCCGCCATTTTGTACAGTATGTCCTTTATCTACACCTATTATCACTTAAATCACTCCTTATTTTTTATAAAATTAAAAGAGTAGCCTATTTGACTACTCTTGTTTTAACTCTTTCTTTTCGCCTTCCTTAAGTTGTGCTAATGCATCCTTTAATTTTTCTGGTATTGGTAATCCTAAACCAGCACAATTTTCTAATAAGCTTATTCCTTCGTTAGCAATATAAAAATAGCATACTAATGTTCTAAACACCCAGTTACCTGTATTTAATAGCCTATCTAATAATACTGCTACAATAAGAACTACGAAGATAACTGCCTTTCTAGCTATCCCTTTTAGTCCTACATTACTAGATACTTCTTTATTTATGTAAGCTCTAACAAGTCCTGTAATGTAATCTAGTACTATAAAAAACACTAAAACCATTAATGCGGTATCCCATGTACCAAACAACCAAGTAAACATTGTGCCTATAAAGGCAACTCCCATTTTAATACTGTTAAAAATCTTTTCCATATTTCTTTACCTCTTTTCTTTTAATTTTTTGCATATAAAAAGAGACTTAGAATTACTCTAAATCTCTCTTAAATCTTATTTATTTTTTAATTATCCATCCAAGAAATCTACATTACAACCCTACATTTATTTTTCATTTATGAGAATGAACCCTATTACATATATTTAAAAAACAAAGCACTAATCAAAAACATAATAGTAGCAATTATATAAACAATATAATCACTATTATTGTCTTTTTTATAGCTTTGGTATTTTACAACTGCTATTATTGAACACATAACAGCTCCTAGAATAGTAAATTTAACAAGAAATGATTGCATCGCAAGTAACATTTATACTCCCTCCCATATCTATAATTTATATTTATCTATAATTATTATATTTTCTTATTTTTAGTTTTATTAATGAGAAGTTTCGTTAAAATACTATCTGACCATCTGCCATTTTTTATGATTTAATTAGAAATAAAAATACTGGATCACACAGTCATTATTAAAATCTTATTTAGTTATGTCGTCCTTTAAGTCAACTGTGAATTAATTATTAGTTATTTCCAAACATTTTTAATGCATCACGAGCAGTTTTAATTTTAAATCCTTTAGCAATACAGTATTCAATATTATCCTTAGCATTTTGTAGGTTCGCATCCCATTTGCCTGGCCACTTTGAATCATCTGGATGCATAGTTGGATTGTAGTACATTCCATGCCCCATAAATACTACCCATGCATTTTCTATAAACGCTTTATCAATGTGTTTTTTGTTCCAAGCTAAAGGTTCTTCTAATGCAATTCGATAGATAGCATATTGATTTAATTGAATATTATTTATATAATTTATACCATCATTGAATGCGAATGCTGATTTATAATACTCCTTAACAGTTAACATAGTGTCGTGATTATAATGATTTTTCGGATAAACAATATTTTCAACTTGACAACCATAACTTTCTAATTTTTCTAAGGAAGTTGCAAATTCTGTTTTTTGCTCTTCTTTACTTAATGTCGACAAATCTATATGATTATGAGTATGTGACATTATTTCCCAGCCATTACTTTCTAGTTCTTTGATTTGGTCAACGCTCATGTATTGTTGTGGGTATTTTTCTTGGTATGATGTAACAATAGCAGTACAAGCAACTATTCCTTTCTCTTTTAGGTAAGGATACATAACTGTGTAATCTTCCTTCCAACCATCATCAAAAATAACAGTTGCAGTTGGCTCTGTCGTATTTATTGAGGGTATTTTTTTCATAACTTCATCAATTATATTTTTAGTAAATATATTATCTTTTAAATCCCACATTAATGGAGTTTCATAAGGTACATACTTATCTGTTTCATATCTACCAAAAACTTGACCTTCAACATCTTCGTTAGAACAACATATATCAACATAATATTCCTGTTTACCAGTTACATAATAATTTGTATTAGCTGAAACCCTAAATCTTTCTTGCCATTCTCTATTTTTATTATAAGCATTAATATAAATATCTTTGGTGCAATTTTTAAAATAATATTTTGTTGATGGTTCTACAGCTATGCTTTTACTTACCTTGTAAGTTTTAGAAGGCGAAAAAGTTCCATCATTATTTGTAAATTCATCTAATATATTATTTTTTATTAAGTTTTCTAATTTACCAATATTATCAAGTGGTTTTATTTTTTCTTCTATTGGATTAATTTTATCAATTTTATCATTTGCTATTTTTTGTTTTATAATTAAGTTTTCATAAGAAGATTTGTAAATGCATAATATAACATATTTTGCATCAGAAGGACACTTAATAACTTCATTGTTATAAGTATAAGAACCACCCTGTGTTGCTCCGAAAGGGTGCGATTGACTTATTAAATTTGAATGTTGAATTGGTAAATCCTTATAAAAATTTAATGTTTTAACATAATCAAGATTATTTCCATATTGGATTTCACCTGTTAAATTGATTACATTTTCATTGTTTAGTTCAATTGGTGATGTTATATAAAAGTCATTAGGCGATTTATTTACGTATTCTCCATTTTGGTCTATTATTCTTGTATTATCCCACTCTACAATATTTTCTTCAAATATAGAATTACTTAAACTTTCAGTATTATTGTTCAGTGTGGTTATTTGGTCTCTTATAGCATCGCCAGCTGAACCATGAATTTTCCCAGTTATATCTGTTCTAATATCTATAAGCTCACTATTGCCACTCACATCCTCATTATGTGAAATAATGTTACTAATTCTTTCATTTATAGCATTTAGTTCTGTTTTTTCGGCTTTTCCACTTATTTTTGAAACTTCTATTTTATCTTTATTATTATAATCATGTGTAGAAAGTCCTTTTCCTTCAACTTTTGTAACTTTTGTATCAACTTGTATCTTAGTTTCTTCCAAGTCCGACGCAACTTCTTCTATTTTTCCTATCGTTTCAGCCTTAACATTATCCCTTACATCTAATAATTCTGTAACTAGGTCAGATGTATAGCGCGGATCTTCTTCTATTGCTCCATCTCTAGCTATGCTTTCTTGTACTGTAAATGTCATCCTTGTTGTAGTTGTTTCTACATCACCTTTTTTGACCAAACATTCTAATTCTAATACTCCTGGTACTCCAAGAACATCTTTGCTAGTAGTTACAATTACATTACCATTTCTTACAGTACAGTTCTTTTGCAACACTTGGCCATCTTGGCGTTTAAAAAAAGCTAGTACACTTTCATCAGTTAGTACTAGCTTTTCATCTGCATTAAGATGCTCATTTTGGTATAATTCTAATTCAATCTCATTTCCTGTATCATATTGCTTAAATATTTTACTGCCTGGAGCTTCATTTGTTACAAGATTAAGCGTTAATTTATAGTCTCTCAATTTCCTTACCTCCTATGCTATTACTGTTAACTTAAATGTTATCTTGGCTTGAGCCTTAGAACTTCCGTTACTATCTAAAAATCCATAAAAATATCTTCCTGGCCAGCTAGGATCTTCCCAAGAAGCTAACTTCATAAGTATTACTTGACCGCTTACTGTTACTGTTGTTCCATTAACAGATGCACCTATACTCTGTGCAGATAATATACCTTGTCCGTTAGGATTAATATATGCACTTTCTATGCTTACAGAAGTTGCTATATTCTTCCCACTAAATTCAGTTGGTAGTTGAATAGCTTCACTAAAATATCCGTTTAAGTCTGTTATTACTGTTTTAGTAAATACTTTTATTAAACTGTGATATTCGTTCTTACTACTCCCGTGTTGAAAGTAGAATCCATTTTCATCTATTCTAGCTTTTCCACCATTTTTAAAATTCCATTCGCTCAATGCGGGAGTATGCTTTGCTACATCTCCCTCGCTTCCACCCAGAGTGAATCCCTCTCCATCAAATCTATATGTCCTACCAGTTAGTTTTCCATTTATACTAAGCTCCCAGCTATCTGCATTTTGCTTTACTAATGTTTCAACACCATCTGCAGTAACTCTTAATAAAATCTCATCTGCATTTTGTTTTATCTCACTTGCAAATCTTCTGTTTAACTGCTTTTGATTTACGAGTTGTGTTTTCTGCTGCTGTTCACTTAATCCAGAACACTCTGTTTCATAAGTAAGTCCACCATTAAACTTTATTTTTTGCTTAGTTACAATACTATTCACTATTTTCTTATCATTATTAAGAATTACCTTATCCCCAACATCTAAGGCAAGATTTCCTTGCCAAGTTGTAGTAAACGGCACTATATTTAAATTTAATGGAATAGCATCTACTGGAAAATATGTTTCTGTAACTACATAATTATCTATAAAGAACTCTTCTTTTATATCTAACTTAATATAATTATCTTTATTAATTTCTAAATCTGTTTCTTGTTGTGTTAAAAAAACAAGTTTGCCATCTCTATTAATCTTAGCCCATGCACCAGCTAGAATTGCTATATCTTTTAATACAGCTCTGCAAGTATCTTGCTCTATTGGTTTTTCTACAATATAATCTTCATTTAAAAATGATAGTGTAGCTAATTCCACATTACATATAGAGCATATCTCTTGCAGTATTGCTTTTACTGTAGTTGGATATTCTAGATTACTCTTATATTCTGTTTCAAACTTTATCATTTTGTCTAAAGCTTCAATATTAATAAAATTATTTTCCTCTTTGTATTCATCTACAGTAAAAATGCCCATTGGAACATATTCAGTACTACCATTACTAAGAACTATCCCTATTTCTACTTTCAATTCCTTGTCTTTAAAGTTCATATTTTCATATAGCCCATGAAGATTATTTATCTTAGCAGAAAAGGTAGATGCTACTGCTCCGCCTAGTTCAAAGTTTTCTCCTGCTACTATTCCATCTGTAATATTAAATTCAATGATATCATTTTCCTTTATAAGAGTATCGGTCATATAAATTCTAAATCTTAAGTCTCTTTTATATTGCTTTAATGCCTCTTTACATAAATCACTTACTTGGTACATGCCACACCTACCTTTCTATAAGATTAAACTTTACATTTTTCCACATTGGCTTACCATTTATAATATCTAGCATAGGAACTGTTCTATCTCCCACATAAAAAGTTCTAGTCATAAACTTACCTTCTTCTGGATCAGGGTATTCAACATCAAAAAATATGTCCTTAACCAGCTTTAAGGTCAAAGACATATCTTCAAGACTTATAAAATCCCAACTCATTTCTATTTTTCTTTTAGTTGCTATCCTATCTATTAGCATATCCCCTCTAGCATTTCTTTTAGAATCGTCTGAGGAGATATCACTTATAGTAACACTATAGCTTGTAGGACTAGGCATTTTTACATTATTAATTCTTATCAAAGTATCTCCTCCTATCCGACAATAAGATTAGCACCAGCAGCTCTGTTTAACTTATTAATATCCTTTATTAACACTTCTGCAAGCTTTGTGCCATGGTAAATTAGATTAATTTGTAGTGGTTGCGGAGAACTATCTCTATTAGGTATATTTAATCCCCCAAATCTTTCTAACAGCTTATCAGCAAGTAAGTCTAATCCTTGTGTGTTATTTTCTAGTGGCACTACAGCTTCTTTACCAGCTTCACCAACCATTGCAAGTGTAGGATTATCTATAATACCTCCTTTAGCTAGATAAGGTATTTTACCTATATTAAATCCCCATCCTCCAACTTCTCCAAAGAAAGGTATATCTATAGATGGTAACTGTATTTTATTAAGTCCACTTATTGCAGCATTAATCAATCCTATAACTCCATTTAAAGGTGCTTTTACAATGGCTTGTAAGCCATTCATTATACCACCGAAAATATCTTGAACTCCTTGCCAAGCTCTCTTCCAATTACCAGTAAACACTCCAGCTATAAAATCTATAATTCCACCAAAAATTCTTTTAACAGAGTCAAATACATTCCTTATATTAGCTAAATAAGCATTAATTATATCTCCTAGGAATCCAAACTTTTGAGACCAATCTGTAACAAATACATTACCTAACCATTCTTTAAATTGATTAAACTTTTCCTTTATAGAATCCCATACTTCAATAGCTTTTGCTTTAATTTCATCCCAATGCTTATATAATATAACACCTACAGCTATTACTGTACCTATTGCTAAAGTAATCATCCCTGTTTTAGTTTTTAGAAAATCAAAAGCTGTTCCTAAAGCTGTTGTTGCTACTGATGCAATACCACTTACAACACTCCATGATCCCATGGCAAGTGTCCCTATATTGGTAGCTAAACTAACTGCTCCCCACGCTAAAGCGAAACTTCCTAATACTAGTGTAAAATCTTCTACAAAAGGTTTATGTTCACTAATCCAATTTCCTATTCTATCAAGAATACTAGCTAATCCATTTAAAATACTTACTATTGCTCCACCAGTCCAGGATGCAATAGGTTGTAAGAATTTATCCCATAGCCAAGCTCCTAAATCCATAAAAACTTCTAGTATAGGATTTAGTACTTTTAGTGCAGATGATAATAAATTAAAAAATGCTGGTAATGCATCTTCAATAGTCCATTTTGTAAGTGGTTTAAGAATTTTATCCATAAACCATTTTAGTGATTTTCCCAAGTTATTTACTATAGGAGTTATAGAACTCTTTAAATTTTTGAATGAATTTATTAACGGGGTAAAACTAATATCACTAAAATATGACTTAATTCTATCGACTAAACCCTTCATAGCACTATCAACAGCGCTTGTATCTACTGGTGGTGCTACTAATTGTGGTATTTTATTATTTGCTCCTCCACCTGCTATATTTGCATTAGTTGCACCTAGAGTATTAATCTCATCAATCGCAGCAAGTCCTTTAACATCTTTAGCTGCTTTCTTTGCACTATCTCCATAAGCACCCATAGCTACTTTTGCATCTATAAGTTGTTGTGTTGCCTGGTAACTCTGTTGATATGTTTTACCAAATATAGCACTTATAAAACTAGCTATATATGTAGTTGCTTTTGCTAGTGCTGCCATTAATGTATTAAGAGCAGGGAGTATAGCTTGTAAAATAGGAGTAAACGCAACCATCATATTAGTCTTAATTTGATTAAAACTATTAGCAAATTGTTGATTAGTCATTAAGCCTTGTCCTATCGCTGTTGCTAATGCTGTTAATCCTCTTAGAACTAAAGGAAAAACTATCCCCCAAGTAAACATAGATCTAACTATTATTCCTATATTACTTCTATGTTGACCTAAAGCTCTGTTAGTTTTACTTGTACTATTTCCAAATAACTTAAAAGAGTCTGTTGCTTTCTTTGCAGCACTATCTATAGCATTTATACTATTGCTTGTACTTTTAGCACTATTGCTAGCCTTTGCAAATTTAGCATCTAAATCATTCAACTTAAATCCTAATTTATCAGAAGTGGCTATAAGCTTATTTATATTAGCTTCCGTTTTTAAAATTTGTTCTTGAAACTTATTCTTCCTTGTAGGATTAACACAAAGGTTATAGCTTTCTCTTAATTGAGCTAATTTTACCTTTTGTTGCTCTATTCTTGCATTTGTATTATCTAAAGACCTAGATACATTTTCTATTTGTGCTGTTAACATACTCATGTCTACTGGTGGTCCTCTACTACTTATTGTAGAGCTGATGTCTGCTGTTTTAGGCATAGATACACTTGGTGGTTTAGGAAAGTTAAAAGTGGGTAATTTAAAATTCTTAAAGCTATTAAATACAGCTTGCATAGTATTTTTAATTTTACCCATTGAACTCTTCAAACTATTATTAATAGAATTGCTAATATTATCTACACTCTTTTTCGCAATCTTATCTACATTTCCAAGAGCTCCCTTTATTCCACTATTAAGACTAGTCTTTAGATTTTTACCTATTAGATTGGCTACTGTATTTACTTGTTTGCTAATATCACTTTGTATCTCTAAATCAAGACTAATCTTTCCTACACTCTCACTCATACTATCCCTCCTTTTAATACATAATAAAAACACCTAGTATAAAACTAAGTGTTTAATAAAAATAATCTTATTTACTTTTTCCTGGTTTAAACTTATGGCCACAATTTAAGCATGTAACAACTATTTTGCTAGAACCAATAAGTCCTGTTGTAACCTTCCATCCTCTTTTTTCTGCATGTATACTAGTACTATGACATTTAGGGCAATATGGTATTCCTTTTCTATCTAATTCTGCTAATCTTGCCTTTTTTTCTTCTTTAATCTGATTTTTATTATCTAAATCTTTTTGAGCCTCTCTTTTCATTTGTTCAAAATATCCAACCTTATCCTTTTCGTTTATCTTTAAAGTAGATTCAGGATTGTCTAAATAACTTGATATTCCTTTTACAACTTCTTCAACAATATCGTTATAAGATGAATCAAAAGATATATTTTCTTTTTTTAATTCTCTATCATCAGTATATTCTATAAAGAGTTTACCAACTCTCTTTAATTGTCCTTCTTCATAGTTTATACTATCAATACTCTCTACAGAAAACTGTATATCTTTTCCTATAGCTTTCTTTATAGTTATAACATTACCATCTATGGTAACTTTCTTTCCAGTTCCTTTTATTAAAATAGATCCCACTCTTATCCCTCCAATTAACAATTGTGTTAATTAAAGTATATATTATCCAAAAGCTTTTGCAAATATTTCTTGTACCTTTTTTATCTCTTCTTCCTTATCTGAATCTGACATATCCCTAATTGGATTTACTCTATTTCTCCACTCATTTCTAATTCTATGTTGCTCTTTAGTAAAGTTTTTAAGCATTTCCTTATCTTCCTCTGAACGAATAGAAACTATTTGCCCTAGTGGAGTCTTCGGCATTATACCTATTAATAATGTTTGAAATTCTCCCCAGCTCATATCTGGTTCATTTCTAAGCCTAATACCATATTGCATTGCAAAACTTGCTTCTATTAAGTCCCAATCTTCAAATATGTCATACCACTTATTTTCTGGGCTTCCTAGCCTCTTTCTTAGCAGCTTCTTCTACTTCTTCTAAAGATGTGCCACCAATAGCAGCCATAATAGCATTAACTATAGTTCCTAAAGCTTCTATAGATAAATCTAAACTATCTATATACTTTTTAGCTTCTTTTCCTAATCCAGCTTCTATTAAAAAGTCAATTTGTTCAAATTCATCTGCTTTCTTATCTTCTCCCTTAGCTTTAATCGCTAAAGCTGTATTCTTACTTGTATTAACATTAAAAACATGATCTTCATCTATCTTTATAGTTGGTCTTTCATTACCATTCTTTATTTTCTCCATTATGTCATAAACTCTTGCCATTTATATCATTCCTTTCTTTCAATAAAATAGTGCTACTAGAACAACTAGCAGCACTTAATTTTTAAACTGGTAAACTTGGTGCTGGTGTATATGTTGGTTTACCATCACCTTGCATATCAAATTCAAGTGGTGCAACATTTGTACTATCTCCACCACCTACATTTTTTACATTAATAACACAGTTATATGTTAGTTTAGCTCCATCTGGGAACTCTATCTCTCCTTTAGTAGAACAATCTAAACCATCTTTCCATGCTGTTTCTGCAACATAGTCATTTCCTTTATCTCCTACATTTCTTTTCCCATTTAATCCTACAGTAAATTTCTTACCTGTCATTAACGCTCTTGTCCATCCAGCTGTATCCATAGGTGTCCATTCTTCTACTGTACCATCAATAGAAATAGAGAATGTTTCCATATCTGCAATAACAGCCATATCTTCTTCTGTACTTGCTTTTCCTTTAGTTCCAATCTTGAATTTAAGATTATAAACTGGAAATACTCCACTAAAAGCCATATTCTATTACCTACCTTTCATAATTAATTATTGTTTCTATTACATATTCAATAATGCCTTCTGTATCAGTTCCTATATAAACAGGACTATCGGTTCTCATCTTAAATAATTTGACACTCTTACCTCCGATTGAACCACTCTGACCAAATAAAGCATTATAAACTTCTTGTGCTTTTCTCTCTGCTTCATCAGAGTTCTTTCCCCAATGTACTAGTATAGAAATAGTCTTAGTAGTATAGCTTGTATTCTCTAAACCACCTATAGCTATAATAGGAGCAGGACCAGTAGTATTATAAATAGTAATACTCTGTTCCTTATCTCCTACTTTATTTAAGTACCATTGAGGGCTTTCTACTTTAGTTTTTAAATATTCTCTTATCTCACTTAATAACATTAATGTATCAGCCCCTTACTTAGCATCTTAAAGAATTTAGAATAAGTATCTTTAATAAACTCTTTCTTTTCTCCATACAAGTAATCATCCATCCACTTACCTTTAGCATTAGGGTTCTTATCATGTCTAAAGTTATATTCAGGATGCCAGTAAAGTCTACGTGCATATGGAGTATCAAAGACAATTCTTGCTATAGAGTTCATTAATTCAGACTTATCTACAAAAGAACCATCACCCTCTAATGTTCCTGTATCCTTAGGAACAACTTGACTAATTCTTATATCAGATAATACTGCATCTGCTGTCATTTCTAATGCTTTTTTATGTGCTTCAATTAACTTATTTATCTTAGTGTTATCTATCTTTACAGATACTCTAATTCCCATTACTGTAAGTTAAGCTCCGTACTAAATACTGTTCCATCTGGATTAAGAGGTCTTTCTATAGAGTAAATCTTTTTCTTTATTTTATTTACTATTACGTAACCTTCAAATGGTCCATCATAAATAGAACCTTCTATAACAGCTTTACCACTAAGCGTAATTAATTGCCTTTCAGCGTTAAGAACTTGTCTAGACTTATCTGTATAGATACATTTACCTTCAAAGAGTTTCTTTTCTTCATAATCTCCATCTGTATTAGTTCCTTCAAAGCACACTTCTATAGGTGTGTTGGCCAAGAACTTAGGAAATGGTAATTTCAATCCCATATTACAACCTCCTACAAGTTAATCCAGTTTGTTTAAGATAGTTTAATACCTCTTGTGTAGTGGTTATTCCATTAACTTTCTCAGCATTAAAGCTAACAGATGTACTACCAGCACTAAAGCCACTTAAAGGCATATTAATGTATTCTCCATACTGCTCTATAAATTCAGCGTGGATACATACTGCCTTTTGTACCTTATCCTTTTGGAACTCTGTAAGGTTATCAAAACCAATTCCTACTATCCTGTTATAAGTGAGTGTGTCTATCTGATCACTTGCTCTTTCCAGCTTATTTTTTATGTGCTCCTCTGGAAGGATTACCCCTCCAAAGGAATTATTATAATATGTCTTGTCTACATAGGACATTTAATCACATCCTTAAACTAAAAGAAGGCTACTTCTATTAAGCACCCTTCTTTAACTCCTTAATTTCATCTTTTAACTTCTTATTTTCCTTTTCAAGTTTAACTGCTTTTTCTTCTAAAGCTTTATACTCTTCATATGGTACTGTTTTACCAGCACCATACTGAACTATCTTTCCATCATCTCCTACTATGTCATAACCTTGCGCTTGATACATAGCTTTTTGAGTTTCATCTATTGTATAAACCTTATTTCCCTTTGTTGCTTTCATATTATCCCTCCTATGCTTCTGCTTCTGCATTAATAGCAATACCACAAGCTTTATTCTTAATTAAGAATGTATCACCATATTCTCTAGTTTGGTATACATACTTATCTGCTGTTCTTGAATCAGTACCAGGAGTAAATAGGTTCATATAAGCATACTTACATCTAGTAACTTGGCAAGAAGGATGAATAAGAATCATGTATATTTGTTTTGCATCTTCAGCAGCAACACATCCATTAGTAAAGTTATACTTAGTTTTCATTCTACTAGATGGTACTTTCTTTATTTTTACATCATCTAAAGAATAAACTCTTCTATCAATGTTTCCATTATTGCTGTTAGCATCAATATTTCTTGTTAATCCTTCTGCTTGCTTAAGCATTTTATGAATTGATGGAATAACATAAAGTATTCTTCCTTCTGATGGTACTCCTGCATCATCCATGTTCTCCATTTGAGTATCAAACCAATCTAAAATATTAGCTGTAGTTAATGTTGTAGTAGTATCTACTACAGCACCATTTGAAGTATATGTCTTAGCTTCTGCATATAACTTAGAGTATCTGTAAGAATCTCTTTCCGGAATAGCTTGTTCTGTTTCAAATACATTTTGTACATTAGCTACTTCTAAGGTTAAATTAGTTTCGTCTATATCCATTGGATCTAATGCAAATTCTATATCTCTATCATGAGCTAATTTCTTTGGCTCCCACTCATTTGTTATTGTTCCGGTATTAAAGCCCATACTACCTCTATTATGGTCTTTATACCCACTAACTGTAATACTAGGTAATTTAATAGTTTGTGCATTGATGAACTTAACTTGTGGATTAGAATTTTCTAAATCATTTGAGGTTTGTTCCCTTGCATATTTTTGTTGTAGTTCCCTTTCAAATTTATCAACGTAATTATATACTGCCATTTAAAATCATCTCCTTAAAAATTATTTATTACCAAATGCTCTTGCTAAAGCATCATTTGGATTCTCTTTTTGTTTTTGACTATTAGCACCAATTTTAAAGCCTTGTGGCTCTTGTTGTTGCTGTTCTCCCTTAAAGCTTGGGTACTTTTCTAGTACCTTATCAATAGCCTGTTCTATAGTTACTTCTTCTGTAACCATAGCCTTAGCAAGTATAACTACATCATCTACAGAAGTTGCTATAACTCCTTTAGATAAGCAAGTTACTTTTGTTTCTGCTAATAAAGCTCTTTCTTCTGCTGCAATCTTAGCTTGTTCAGCATTAGTTAAAGCTTCATTCCTCTTTTCTTCATCTGTCTTTTGACTTTCTTTCCAATCATTAAAAGCTTTTAACTCTTCTTTGCTTGGTTGACCTTTTTTTGCCCTAGCAATCCTATCTTTTACTATGGCATCTAATTCCTCTTGTGTGAAAGTCTTAGGCTCTCCACCTTTATCTCCTTCACCTTCCCCAGAACCTTCACCACCTTCTGGATTACCTTCACTACCACCAGCACCTCCTGTGCCGTCTCCTCCATCTGCTTGGAGTAATCTACCCATTCCTAGGCGTTTTCTTAAATTACAATTTGTTATAAACATAAAATACCTCCATTTATAGCCTGTCGGCTGTTATTGCCACGCACAGTTTAAAGCCTTAAGCATGTTTTGGGCATAATAAAAAGCCTTAGTTTCCTAAGACTTTAATGACACCAGTAATAACTTAAGTTTTCCATTGGTATAACTAAGTTACAATCACCAAAAGACACTAACCCATCTTCTGTAGACGATATTTTATTCTCTATCTCTTTCGCTTCTTCACCTCTATATGTGAATTTAAATCCATCTTTAGTTACAATAACAATTTCTCTATCCATAGTTACCTCCTAAACATTAATAAAAACTTTTGTATTTATTTTCTGTTTTTCATTAATTCTCTTTATAACTTCTTCTGTTAAATGGTCATAATCAAGAGATACATTAAGCTTTAACTCTTCGCAATTTTCTTTTACTTTAGTAATTTCATCTTGTGTCTTTCTAGCTATCTTATTTCTTTCAGTAAGCTTTTCTTTCAACTCTTTTTGAGCTTGTATAATTTCATTATCTTTTTTAATAACCTCATTGTTAGATTTAATTCTCTTAATATTTACATCCATAGATTTTATCAATATTACTATTAAAAAAATATTTGATATTATTTGTAGTGTTTGCATACTATCCCTCCTAATTTTAGGCATAATAAAAGCACCTACCATTTAATTTAGTAAGTGCTTTTATATTACCTTTTCACCTTTTTGATAAGCTTCTCTAGCTTCTTTTAAAGTCATTTTATTAGGACCTTGTAAATCTCCCTCTTTTTCCTTTGGTCCATTGTTCTGCCAATTACAATTATCGCAGATATCAAACATATCTACTTCCTCTCCACATACTGGACATTTCATAAGCTATCACTCTCCTTTATACTTTTCTATTTCTTCTAACCATTGATCATATCCCTTTATAGGTTTATATAAAGTTGATATTTTGCCATCAGGCCTTCCTATAGTAAAATCATTAGTACTGATTTGATACTTAAATAAAAATCCATCTTTACTAATAAATCCTTCTATATCATTACTCAACGAAGCTGCTAATAAATCTCTAGCTATATTCACATAATCTTCTGGTGTTATATCACCATACTCTTTTAAGTGTTTTTCTATATGTTTATCAAATTTCTTTTGAGTAGAGAAGTTTGCTTTTAACCATTTCCTATTATTAAGTATACTCTCTTTAGGCTTATTTGCAACTGTTCCTACTGGTTGCTCCCTATTATAATTTCTTTTAAGTAATTTTTTATCTTCAAGTAATTTTCTTAATTCACTCTTAAAATACTTAACTTTATTAGATGCATTATTAACATTTCTTGCATCAACTGATCCACTCTCTATTCTCTTCCACTTTCTAATCTGTCTTTCTAGGTATCTCTGCTTTTGTTCTGCTTCATACAACTTTATAGCTTCCTTGCCATCTGGTACTTTAGGAAGATTAGTTATACCAGGAAAGAATGTTGTTATTGAATGCCTACAATTAGGATGTAATAATCCTGCTGTTACAGCTTCACTTAATAATCGGTAATCACCATCTAACTTAGTTCCATGAGAAAATACATCATCAATTAATACTTTACCTTGCCATGGTTCACACATCTTACAAGTATTTGCATGTGCACTTACAACTACAGTATATACACCATATTCATCTCTTTTCTTTCCTTCTCCTAACAATGTTGCTCTATGATTAGCTGTCCTTAAACACATCTCTGCATAAGAAGCTATATTCACTCTAGCACCATTTTTATATGTTATGGAATCTATCCCTTTAGCAAGAAAATCCTTAGTAGCCATATCTATAGCTTGTGGTAATGTCTTAACTCCATTTTGTAAGTACATATGGCTCTTGAATATAGTTTGTCTATATACATCATCCATCTTTCTTAAAACAGAATATTGAGCTTTATTTAAGTCTTCGTTTACTGTTTTAATCAAAGCTTCTAACTTCTTATCATTAACTCCAAAGAAATTTGTTTCTTGTGGTACTGCTCCTGGTCTACCTAACTCATTATGGATATATTCTCTTACTGTTTGCACTTCTTGTATATCCTCTGGAAACTCTATAGACGAATGACTTTTACTCTTCCATCCAAAGAAGCCTTTAACCTTATCTAAGAAAGTCTTAAATCTATTTTGCCCTTTACTATAGTTACCTCTTAACTCTCTGTCTATCGCTTGCTGTATAGGCTTAGAATAACTATCTACTATATCCTTATTCCTTTTCCTATACTTCTCCATTTCTCTAAGCTTAGTTAGTTGCCATTGTTCCCATTCAAAACCTTCTTTGGCCTGTTCTGATTGGTGAAAATAAAAAGCCCTATGCATAGAAGATATTAGATCTAATTCCATCTGTTCAAATATCTTTCTAATGTCATAAGACTTTGCTCTTTCTTTAGCTGCATTATCTTGTATAGATTTCTTAGTTATATTCTTAAGTACTTCTCCTAATTTACTAGGATTATTCTTCTTCGCCATCTAAATCCACATCCTCTGGATTATCTAGATTGTTATAATCTTCATCATCTACTGTTTTTGGCTCTTCTGCTTCTATCATTCCATTTTGTTCTTTTATTCTTTGTACTTCTAAAGCTTTATCATCATCTGTCATTGTATCCCCATATAATTCATCTACTACTTTTTCAATAGACATAATACCATAGCTCTTAGCCTTTCCCACTATTTCTACTACAGTATCAAAGGAAGGACTTGCATATTCACCAAAAGTAATAGTAGTTTCATATTCTCCTGGTGTCTTTTTCTTATCAAAGAATATATCATAAGTCTTAAGAACGCTCTCAACAAGCTCTGGTATTGCTTCTGTAAGCATATCTACTATCTTATTTCTAGTGTAAAGAGTAGTCTTTTCCTTTTCCCTTTGTGCTGTTGCATTATCTGTTTTCTTAAGGTCTATGCCTAATGTAGAAGGAGATATAATTCCCTGTAGGCACATATCAATAGCATTAGCATAACTCTCTGCATAAGCTAAGTAATTAATATCAGCTTGCTTCATATCAATTTGATTCTTTGCATCTTCTGCCTTATTCGAGCCTACAGCTATAAACTTATTATCAAATGGATTAGGTTTTAAAAATTCTCCTGTTTCTGGATTGCAAGGTATTAAATCCTCTGGTATGTACTTTTGTACTCTTCCATCTCTTATAGCATCTATCCATTGACTAATAACTTCGTCCAATGCATCAAAGGCATCTGACTTATTATCAAATATACTCTTTCCTCTATCTTCCCACTTAGGAGATTTGAAGAACATTAAAGGCACTGCCATTATGAAATCACCATTAAATGTTACATCCTCTAATTCTCTAGTTTCATCTAAAATACTTAAAGGAACTTCATTCTCTCTATCATCTACTAGGTTATATCTAACATATCCCTTACCATAGCTCTCTATAAGCTTATATCTCTTATTATCCTTAGTATAGTAAGTAAAGAATTTTATCTCTTTTAATCTTCCTCTATTAGATACATATTCTACTCTGTCACCTTCAAAAAATTCTATAATTGGATAGTCAGATATATCTGTATCTATAGATAACTTAAATGCTCCATCCCCATTTACTAATACCTTAGTGATTATATCTCCAATGTTATCATCAAGCTTATTGTCTTTTCTTATTTCTTCCCATACCTTGTTAGTTTCTTCTCCTGTTACTTCAATACTATCTATATCTGCAACTACTATATCGCTTAACCTATCAGCAATCATAGCAGGCATACCAGAATGTATCTTTCTTATCATTAAATCCTTACTTGGTACAGCACTCCAAAATCTAGCTTTATTAACTGGATCACTTGATATATTCTTAAAGAACTGTTCTAACTCATAAGCTTCACCTCTATACCATAGCTTATTTCTTATAAGATTAGTTTCATATGTATAAGCTTCTTGTATAGTTATACTTCCTTGGCTTGCTGGTTGAACATTTAAAAACTTTGTTGCTGCTTTAGTAAGCATATTCTTTATCCCTCCTAATAAACCCATTTTACTCCTCCTTGTAATCTCCTATCATCTTTCTAAATGGTATCCATGCATATTGACTAGAGTTAATTGTATGGTCGTTAGCATCCTCTGGCTCGTCCTTATCTTCTTTCCATGAATAACTCTCTAACTCTCTAATATGCTCTTTGCAAGTATCAACTACATAATAGAATACTTCTGTTTCATCACTTCCCATCCAGCTTAACAGGAAGTTGATTCTATCTAGTATTTCAACTTTCTTATAAGAATTAATAAAGTTATATAAATTAGGTTTTTGCCTTTTTAATTTCTTAAGTTCAGTGATAGTTGCTTGGTCTGCACTATCAACAAATACATCTCTAGCAAATCCCCATTCCTTTCTGTTTCTCTCTAAAAACTCAACAAACTTTACTGCTGTATCAGATGGTGCTAATGGCTTTTCTTTGTTATCTTTATTGTTATAAGTTTCTTCGCTTAAATAAAATAACTTCTTATCAGCTGTAATCCCCATGAAAGTCATTGCTATAGTATCATTGGATTGGCTTGAATAAGAAGTATCTAGTCCAGCTGTAAACTGTACAAACTTTATTTTTTTATCTTGTATTTGTTTCTTTATTGCTGCTTTATTTGTTAAGTTTCTAGTTCTATCAAAGTTACAAAATATTAATCCTGTAGCTCTTCCCCTAAGTCCCAATATCTTATTTTTATAAAGTTTAGTACCCTTAGGAGCACTTAACTTCTTTTTCTCTATATCTTCCTCACTAAGACTTGCATTATCATAGAAATCAAAAAACCAGTAAGTCCAACCTTTCTTGGATTCACTGGTTAACTGCTCTATAATTTCTCCTGGAACATCTTTCTTATATTTTTCTAATGGCCTAGCACAATTTATAAACTCGCTATATACTGGCAAGTTAGGATCATCTGGGTTAAGTGTCATCATCATGTAGTCATTTCTAGTACATATTTCTCTTATGAAATCAATACTTGCTGTATTAGCTTCATCTATCAATACGCAGCCAAATTGAGAACCTAGAGCCATTTTCCATTTTTCTACATTGTCATATCCCAATATATAAATTATCTTTTCACCATTAGGCGTTATATACCTTATATGAGGTATCTTATTGTCTTTATCACCATTTCCATTGTATCTTACTAAATCTCCAAATACATCTAATATTCCATATTCCTTCTGGATTATATTCTTTTCAGCTACACCAGTTGTTTTTGCTGCTATTACATGCATTTTCTTTTTAGACTTAGCAACCATTAACATAAACTTAGTAATACCTACTGTTGTTTTTCCTGCTGCTGTTGTACCCTCTAATACTTCTACTGGCGCTTTATGCTTCAAGAAGTCTTTGTATTTAGGAGATAACTTAAATTCATCTGACATTAGGTATCACTCCTTTTTTATACATTTCGTGTTGACCTACGCGAAATATTAATTTTATCTATAAAAGTTTAGATATGCTAAACTAAAATTACTAATTTTATTATTTATAAATGGCTTAACTACGTTATTTTGATCAATTTCGTTTAATGAAGATTTAGCGAAATTACTCTTCTTCATTCCCTAATTGACTTAAAATAGAATCCAACTTAGCTGTTGATTTTACAGTAGCATCTATTTCTACTTTATCCTTAAACATACCTAAGTGTTTTCCTAATAGCTCCAAGGCCTTTAACTTATCTGTTAGCTTTATTTCTCTTTCTATTCCTTCTCCTTCTTTAGTTGGAATAGTCTTTACTTTTACAGATGCAATAGCTGCTGTATCATCTTCTGTAGCTCCATCTTTCAATGTTGCTTCTTCCATATCTATTACATCATTAGCATTAACAAAGGCTAGTCTTGCTAGTTCTCTTATTACTCTATCTTGGTTTATTCCTGTACGCTTAGATCTTTCTGCTATTTCTTTATCTATACACGCACGAATGTTGGGTTTTGCTAAGTTTTCACATCCTATATCCCTTGCTGTATTAGGACTATATCCTGCCCTTATAGCTGCTTGTGTAGCATTAAGGTCTATAAGATATTCTTCTACAAATCTCTTTTGCTTTTCTGTTAGCTTGGCCATTAATGCCACATCCTTTCTTTATATATTTAAAGCCAGTAGTATTAAGAGGTAACTAGTGTAAGGGGTACACCTTCCTTTCTTATTTGTTTCTACTGGCTCCTATAGGCATAAATAAAAAGAACCCTATTACTAGAGTTCTTTACTTTCTTATTATATTTTCTTCTTCTTTTTTTTGCGCTTTTTATTTGCTTTTATTCTTTTTTGCTCTTTTTCTTTTATTTTAAATTTCTTATATTCTTCTAATAGTTCTTTTCCATCATGATTATTCTCTTCTAGAATATCCATAAATACAGAAACTACTTCTTTTTCTGTCTTGTACGCATCAAGTGCTTTTTCTACAAATTCAGATGCGTTTATTTTTTTCAATCCTTGCATATCCATTTTATAAAAATCACATATTATGTATATAAAGTAATAGTATATACCATTAACAAATTTTATAGTTGGTTCAACCATATCGTCGCTTTCGCAAATCAAAATTCCACTCTCTTTTATGTTTCTATATAAAGACTTTGCATTAACATGAGTATATTCACACAGAACTTCATATACTTGATATAATGCTCGATTAAGTGATAGCTCTGCCTTTTTCCATATCTTTTCATTTATTTTACCATTTAAATACTTTTTTGCTCTTTTATATCTTAAATTATCACTTTCTAATATATAATCTATGTTAAAAATGACTTCTACTAAGCTTCTGAGATTAATTAACGCATTGCTAGCATATCCTTCCCTAATTAGTATTAAATTTGATTTATATATTCTTACACCTTGTGAAATTAATAAGCTTATTGCTTGATCCAATTCCTTTTCATCATCTGTATTATATCCATTTCTTTTAAGGCTATTTATGTGTGGTAATACTTCACTCTCCACATAATTCTCTAGTTCTTCATAGAACTCAAATTCTTCCTTGCATTTTTCAATTATTATTCTATTTATTTCATCCAAGTAAATCCCCCCTAATATCTACATTTTATCTCTATTGTAAAATAAAGTAAAGACACCTATATTTCTACAAGTGTCTTTCTAAAGGGGTATTAAGAATTAATGAGATCCTGGAGGGGATAGGAAGAATTGAACTTCCATATGTAGATTAACAGTCTACCGTTCTACCATTGGACTATATCCCCATAAAATACCTAGTAGCTTAAATCTATTAGGTATTTTTATTAAATTCTTGGAGGTCACAACATGACATCTGAAAACCTGTCCATGTTTTCTACAATACTATTAAATCATACTTTAGGCTATTCTGTTTCCCGTCTTTTTCCCACTTTTTTCCCACAATTTCATATTCTCCTCATACTCTGCTATATTCTCTACTATCTCTTCTCTTTTTCTATAAGCTGTAGTCTTAGACATATTTAGTTTTATAGATATATATAACAGATTTTTTCTATCTCCATACTTTAATTCTATAAACCTCTTATCTTCTTCATTAAGTTGCTCTACATTTTCATTCATATGTCTTATAAATTCTTCAAGCTCTCTTATCTTAGCTTTTATCTTTAGTATCTTTTTATTTATTCTTACATGCTCTCTTTCCAGTTTCTCTATCTCTTTACACATTTCTGTTTCTGCATAACTAGATCCACTTGGAGAAGACTGTACTCTCTCTTGTAATCCTGTTCCGTTTTGGTAATAATCTATTGTTACATTAGCATGTCTTATATCATACTCTACTCTTTCCTTATGATACTCTAAGCTTGATATTTCATTATTAAGCTCTCTTATCTTCTTTTTGCTCTGATAATATCTATATAATTTCCCTTCTGTCTTACTGAATAGATCTTTATCCATACTATCCCTCCTTATTTCATACTTTCTTAGAATTGCGAATAAAAAAATACTGTAAATTCATTTTTGAATAATACAGTATTTTTATCATATTTTTAGTTTTCTTCTCTTTATCTCTTAAATAAGCTAATCAATAAACTGGAATTTGTAAACTAATCAATGCAAATTACTTTTGAAGATTTATCATTCACGATAATTGCCTGATGATTGTTAATTGGGCAAATATTCAAATCCGAAAATTCAGCCAATATCTTTTCGGTAACTTTCTTAAATGGTGCAGTAAGATAATGTGGAAGGACATAAAAATCAACTAAATTAAGACCCTTATCATCTTCTTGTGAATAATCCTCTGGTTTCTCATCCATTTGTTCAATATATGTGATTGTTGAAGCACATATAATTGCGCCTGCCGACTCACCAATCATTAGTTTTCCATTCGTCATTTCTCTCTTCAGCAATTCATCGGCTCCCGATTTTCGTAATTGGTCAATAAGAAAAAATGAATTTCCACCAGTAAAATAAATAATATCTGCTTCTTCGAAAACAGATTTAATTGTTGAATATTCCTCCTTTGAAATATCAATTTCTGTTAATATTGACCCTATTTTTTTGAATAATTTTCTAGCGGAACCCACATAACCTGTATAGCCTTCGTGAATTGAAGCTGTCGGAATAAATGCAACTTTCTTATTTTCAAGTTCTTCTTTTATCAGATTTCCTACACTTGAAAAGTGTGAACATAAAAACAATTTCATCTGTAATCTCCTTTGTAAATTCTAATTTATCTATCTGTAACTTAATATTATTATAACATCTTTATCCAATACTGTATTATTCAATTTTCAAATAACATTTCTGTCGCACTTTCTACATATTACTTAGCTTTTTATTCAATTAAATACTAAATTTAATTTGTCCTAAGCCTAATACTTCTTCTTCGTTAGGTTTTACATCATTTTCCTTAGCCTTTTTATACTTACATGAACCATCTGGTAAATATATCGGATGCTTTTGGTTTTCTCCATCTTTATAACAGTAACCAAATACTGAATACTCACCATAATTTATTGGATTTTCTAACATTTTGGAATGTAAACAACTATAGCAACTCATTTATATCTTCCTTTCTACGCATTGTGACTTATTCAACGACTTTCCTATTATCAAAAGTAGTAACTTTTTCAATATTAATTTCCCTTTTCATTAACACTGCATACTCTTTCTTCTCTAAATCAGCGTTAAGTATATTTACTATTGTTTGCGCATTGCTCCTACAATTTAGTATTAATTTAAGTTCTCCATTTTCAAAAATTCCATAATCACATACGACTGGTTTGATTTCATATTTAATCATTATTTTCATTCCTCTCTTTTCTTCACAATTTCTACATATTAAGATCTAGTAACTGTTTAAATATAGCTTCAAAAAATACAGTTGGTATCGAGTTACCTGATTGTTTATATAGTGCTCCATTCAATTTCCCTTCTTTACCTGGATGTACTTTTAAGGCTGCTTCAAAATCTTCATCTGAATACCCTTGTAATCTCCAACATTCACGTTCTGTAAGATATCTATATCGTCCATCTCCTAAATCTATAACTCCACTATTAGGGCACCTCATTTGCTTAGTTGTAATAGTCCAACACCTATCTTTTATTACTTGTACCCTTCCTCCAAAGCTTCCATCATTAGAGTTAATTTTCTTAATCATACTTGGTTGAGATACAATATATTTTTCTTCCCTTGTATCTTCTAAGAACTCTTTAATATTCCTCATTTGCTTATGCTCTAAAGTTTCAAAGTTAAAGAATGTACCATCTAGGCAACTTATTACAAACACTCTATCCCTATCCTGTGGCAATCCATAATCCATGGCATTTAATACTTTAAAATTACTTGTATATCCTAGCTTGTCTAACTCTTCCAAATATCTGTTAAAGTTATGTTTCATATGCTTACTAAGAACATTCTTCACATTCTCCCAAATTACAACTTTAGGCTTCCATTCACCCATTTGTTTAATAATATTAATTGTTTCCCACATAAGGCTTGACCTAGTTTCTGAATCTTCATCAGCCCCTTTTTGTTTCCCTGCTATCGAGAAATCTTGACAAGGACTACCATGAATTAGTATGTCTGGCTTAAGATTATATCCAACTACACTTTGAGTTTTATATTCTAATTCTTTTTCAAACATAGCATTATATGATCTTACTGCCTTTTCATCTATTTCTACATAATCTATTGCTTTTACTGGTACTCCTAAATTCCTTAACGCTATTCTTGGAGAACCTATCCCCCCGAATAGCTCTAAAATTTGTATCATAAGCAGATTCTCCTCCTATCCCTTATACTAGGCTTAATTGTTCTTCTGTAATGCACCATTCTTTGCTAACTGGATATAAACAATACTGTTCTCTTTCTACAACATACCCGTCTACTATTCCCCACTTCTCTCCATCTTCAAACTTAACTTCTAATCCATCTATATAATCCAAATGTTTAGATAATATCTTCTTAACACCTCTATCAGCTTTTTTATTGAATTTTTCCTTATTAAATCTATAAACCATATAGTTCTCACTTTCTTGCAATTACGACTTACCAATTACCAAACCATATGGTTATACAAGTCATAAGAGCATTACAAATATATAAAAATAAACACATTGCTATTAGAATTACTGACACAACTGATATAGTAAGCATTAAATGAATAATCTTATTATTCTTTATAAATAGAGCTGGAATAAAACTAAATATAAGTGTAAATACCGATAATCCTAATAAAATCTCTATAAAATACATTTTGTTACTCCTTTCTTCTAAGGTTAATATTTTTCTCTTAACTTTAACTTGGTTAAGCTTGTACCATTAACCTTTATACTTCCATTAGCATTACATCAAGAATCTCACCAAGTTCTGCTAAGAATCTAGCCATTTCTCTTTGTTTATAATTCTCAATGTCCTGTTCATTTTTAAATTCTAACTCTCCAACTTTAACTTTAGTCCCTTCTTTTTCATAAGTTCCATACTTACCTTTTACAGTCATTTTAAGTACCTTTAAATCTTTGTTGATGCATGTATCCTCTGCTTGTCCTTTTGCTTCTCCTAGGCTTTGTTTAATCTTCCCTACAGTTACTTCCTCACTTGCTATTAGCTTTTCTTTTGTAGTTTTAATAATCTTATCTTCTTTCTTAGCTGTATTGCTAGTTGCTTTCTTCTCCTGCTTAACTTCTATCCAAAATTCATCTAGCACCTTGTCGCTAACTCCAAATTCTTTTTTTAGCTTTCTTAGTGCTGTAGCTTTCAATACTTTATCTTTCCTATACTCTCTTATCTTTGCTTTAATAGCAGCATCATTTACGTTCATTTCCTCATATCCTTTCACAACTATTTTTTAATGGACCATAATACACTCCATCCAGTTGTATAATGTAATTATTCTCCTGTTCAAATATGAAGCTCCATACAGAACCTTTAGTTAATTTACTATTAAGTTCTGTACAGTCTTCCTTTAATCTAATAAAGTTAAATCCTATCTGCTCCATACTAGAAAGGCATATCTCCCATATCATCTACTGGAGTAATATCAGCTTCCATGTCCCAACCACCATCAAAAGGAGTGCTCTCTTGCGTATTTCCTTGGTTACTAGCTTGTCCATTACTTCCTATGAACTCAAAGCTCTCTACTGCAACATCTGTTGTATATCTCTTTGTTCCATCTTGTGCATCATAGCTTCCTGTTTGCATATGTCCTACTATCGCTATTAGTCTACCTTTGGTAAAATACTGTGCTATTGTTTCTGCTGTCTTCTTCCAAGCTACACAATTAATAAAATCGGCTTCATCTTTCTTGAATTGTCTATTTACCGCTATTGTAAATCTAGTAACTGCTGTTCCACTTCCTGCTGCATATCTCAACTCTGGCTCCTTGGTTAGTCTTCCAATAAGTATAACTTTATTCATTAGATGCCCTCCTATTCCTTCTCCTTATTTTCTGTAACTCGTAATAATCTATAAATCCATATTCATCACCATATTTAAGATTTCTAGAAACTATACTTAGCTTCAAATCTCTATAAAAATGATTAAATAATTTTATTCTTAACTCACCTTGTTGTGTTGTCATTCCCTTTACATCTATATACTCCTCACTATTATCATTGTGGTATATAACAAAGTCTGGAGTATATGTAATTGCTCTATAAGTTTTTCCGTTCTTTTTAAACCCTTGTATTAATGTAAACTTTGGTTGTAACTCAAAGTTTTGTATTTCTCCTCTGTACTTTCTTATCTTTAACGCCTCATAATATTTAGCCTCATCTTTAGAATCAAATGTAATTCCATCTACTACAGTTTTATGACTTAAATATTTACTCATAATTCACCTTCTTATATTAAGAGGGGAAGTTATCCCCTCTCTTAATTAAGCTATTATCTCAATGTTTTCTAACTCTTTTAACTCTTCTTGTAAGTATTCCTTTATACTTAAAATTGCTTTATTTCGCCATGCTCCTCCATCAGCTTCGTAAAGTGCTGCTCTTGGACCTTCTTGCATTCTGAATATAAACTTACTTATTGGTTGTTCTACTTCTGGGAATGTTCTATAAGGTGCTAATTCAACTGGATTAGGCACAATAGCTTGTCCTACACTTGCTACACCAGTTTTAACTGTTACTTGTTGGCTTACTCCATCATCACCAATAGTCTTTACAGCTTCATCTTGTATAAGTCCTGTATACTTAAGTAATGCTGATTTAGTTCCTACATCTACAAATGCACTTTGCAACATAATATTAAACTGTTCTGTTCCTATAAATCTGTCATATACAACGTTATCTGGTAAAATCGCTTCTGCAGATATATATTGTTCTCTTTCTCTATCTGCATTTAAAGGACTATATAGAGCTACCTCTCTTGGAGATATAACTTGTATTAATAGTTTTTCTGGTAGCTTATCTAAATCTGACTTAATATAGTCTACTAATCCAGTTAAAGTTGATACTGTTAATACTGATGCCTTTGCTTCTTTTACTCTGCTTAAGCTTGCCTTTGTAAATGTTCCTTGGTCCAACATTACTATTGGATCCTTTTCCTCTCCCAAATTTACTAAATACTTTAATGCTTCTTGATTAATCATTTTTTATTCCACCTTTTTATTTAATGTGCAAGGTTTATGCCCCTTGCCATGGCATTGTTTTTATAAATTATTTAACTAATCTAATTCCGTCTAAATCTATTTCTTTTTCTTCTGCTGTTGTTATAATTTCTCCAGTTGATTCATCAACTTTCATTGCACTTTGCCCTGGTATTTGCTTTTTAAATTCACTTGCTAATACTCCACCCTTGCCATCTGTTCCAATTATTATTCTTGTGTTTAATGGCTTAGCTGGTGCCAACTTAGTTTTAGCAATAATATCTACCTCTGTAAGTTCCCTATCTTCCCCTGCTGTAAAAGTCATATCAATTGTCAATTTTCTTTTAGTCTTGTACTCTGTGTTAGGATCTGTTATGTTTGCTAATACCTCCTTTAATGCCATATTTACCTTTTCTGCTAAAGCTCCATCTGCAAAGCTTTCTAAGTTAATCATGTTTTCCATTGTTTTTCTCCTTTCTTAATTGAATATCAATTGATAATATATAGGTACAGCTATTGCTGAAATCTATCATTTCCCTAAATATCTTCTCTATTATTTCTTAAATCTTCTTTACCTTGCTTCCAAACCATTCTTGCATCTGTATGAACTTCTTTTAAAAACTTGCACATATCTTCAAGCCTATCTTTCTCCTCTGCCTTCTCACCACGCTTTAACAGTTTTCTATAATCCTCTCTTATAACGCTCCAACGCTCTGATACTATATGTGCATCTTTCATTAGCTGATAGGCTCCTGATATATCATTCTCTTTAAGATTTCTATATCTATTTACTATACTGTTGTATAGAACTATATCTTGTTTGTATTGATCTTTATAATTCATTTACACTTACTTTCTTTCCAGTTAATAAAGCTATTTGTGGTCCATATCTATCCTGTACAATCTTTTTCTTAAACTCTTCTACTGTAATAATGATTAACTCACCATCTTCTTTAATATCTGCTCCATCAATCCAAGTTCTATAACTAACCTCTCCAAAGTTATCAAAAGCTAATTTATGAATAGGGGTAGGATAGGAAAGAGGTGGAAGGGATGATTCTTCTTCTCTTTCTTTTCCTTCTTTATCATTCTTATTATTCTTATCATTCTTGTTAGTGGTTAGGTCATGGTTAGGGGTTGGTTGGGGGTTGGTTGGCTCTTGGTTAATCCTTGGTTAGCACCTTGGTTAGTTGGTAACTCTCGACCTTGGTAAACCTCCCAATTCTCTATCTTTATAAGCAATCCTGTCTTGGTTGATTGCATGGTTAGAAATTCGTACTTTTCTAATTTTTTTAATGCAGTTCTTACATTTTGTCGTGTAATTCCTGTTCCTGCACGTAGAATTATTGAATTAACACTAGTTACAAATTCTCCCGGCTCAGCTTTAAATTGCTTTCCTTGCCACTCCCATTCCCTTCCTTTATGGTTAGCCATACCTAGAAGGGTTATAAGTATTACTTTCTGCTCTGGAGTTGATTGTTGCCATATTGCCTTTTCAAATAAGCATCTATGGACTTTAAACCACCCTTCTGACATATGCTCACTCCTTTATTTACTTAGGGTTTACCTTTCCTTGCTCATGAACTATATATTTGTACCCTTTATCCTTTAAATATTTGCTTAATATCTTCATTTCCTCTAGATTATGTTCTACATAAAGCTCTACATATAATCTTGGTTCATCTTCTTTAACTTCCTTAGGTACTTCTGGAGCCTTTGGCTTTAAATCCATAGGTATTTGTACTTCTTCTTTTTGTTTTTCTTCCTCAATTCTCTTAGTAGCCATTTCCTCTGCTGCTTTTTCAGCTTGTCTTATTTGTGCTGCTCTCTCATTAATTTCTCTTACTATTCTTGGCCCATCCCAACCTAAAGCAAGATACTTCTCAAAGTCTTTATATTCTAATGGAGTTTTTAAAGTTAGATTTACTGTTTCTAAAGCACTTTCTATATTTGCTTTAACCATTTCTGCTCTAACCTTATCCATGTTTTGTTGTTGCTTTAATACTTCTGCTCTTTGCTCTATATCTTCTACTACACTTTTTGCACTAGCACTTAAATTTAAATACTTATCTAGTACTGTAAGTTGATCTGCATATTTCTTTTCTAAATTAAGCTTTTGGCAAATCTCAAATATCTTTATATCTGCAAATTTTCTCTTTTCTTCTCTACGCTTATTATCAAATACTTTAATACCTTCTTTTATTGGCTTTTCAACTTCCTCTATTATTGCTATAAGCTCCTTAGTTTCTTTATCATGCTCTTTTATTGGTGCTTCTAACACCCTTTTTACTTCCTTCCTTTTGTTGTCAACTTGATTTCTAAGACCTGCTAATTCTTTTTGCATAGCCTTACAGTCCTTAAGGTTATCCTCTGTAACTATGGTGTTTTCATACTTTTCAAGATTTCTTTTTAAACTTTCTTTAACTTCTTCAAAATTAGTCTTTATTACTGGTAATTGTGTATTTACAATAATCTCTTTCATTTCTCATATCCCCCTTAAAATTCAAAATCTTCTTGTTTATTTTCTAAATCCTTTTGAAGTTGTTCTTGTTGTCTAGCTATTTCTGCTTCACGCTTTTTTCTTTCAATAGCTTCATTCAAGTCTTTCTTTTTCTTATTAAGCATATTGATACAAGTTCCAAGAGCATTATTAGTTATGTCCTCTACCTTTTCTACTCCTGCCCATTCTAAGAATTTCTTTTTATCTGTTTTTGTCTCATCTATTAAACCATTAATAGTTAATACACTTGCTTTATTAATCTTTTGCTTTCCTAATTCGGCTTCTTCATCTACTCCACCATTATCTATTGCATCACTTTCAGCTATTTCAAAAGCCATCATGTAAAGGTATCTTCTAGCGAAGCTTTGTGTTCCCCCTATGTTCTGTATCATGCTGCAGCCTTTTAAACTTGCTACTTCTACTGGAGTATTCCATTGTCTAAATTCTTCTGTATTATCAACATCATAAATAGTTAGCCATGCTTCTGTATTACTGTATTGAAACTCTGTATAAAGTCCTAACTCTCCACATATCTCATTTATTGGTGATAGGAAATCACTTAATTCAAAGTAATAGTAATTACTGTACTTGTTATACCCTGTTTTCTTTATCTCTCTTTTTTGAAGTTCTACTCTAGCTTTTTGTATTTTTTGAAACAAATTAAGTTTCTTAATTTCTTCTGACATTTATCTATCCTCCTGGCTATCAAAATATAATCTATCGTCCTGCTTGTCATATCTAACTTGAGTAATATAGTAGTTTTGGTTATCTGCATCATAAATCTTATATTCAGATTTATTTAACTCTGCTAGTTGTGCATTTATTGTAGCTATTAATACATCTATAGCTTTCATATTGCCCTCCTATAAATCTCTTATAGTTTGTCTAAATCTTTCTCTAGTGGTATACTGTTCTTGATTGTTTTTGATGTGGTTACTTGGAATAGTTTGGTCGCTTTCCTTGTAACCTTTTATTTTTTCTACTTCTTCATTAATAGTAGGTACCCAATACTTTTCAGCATCTTCTTGCACCTTTCTTTGTACATATGCTGCATGAACTAAATCTATATTACTCACGATTACCTCCTCTTTTTACTCCACTTAATAGCATTACTGTTAAGTAGTAATAGAATTTTAGTTTCTTCACTCATTAAAGCCACACTCCTCTAACTCTGTCATATTCCCATAATGCTTCTGTAAGTTTGTTATAGAATACATACTCTTCTGGAGTTGCTCTTTCTATTAAGAAGACATTAGGATTTACTCCTTCTTTTTCTAAAAACTTCTTTTGTTCTCTTGTTAATTTCTTAAGCTTCTTCAATTTGCTATCCCTCCTAAACATTTAAAGCAAATAGTAGACTTAACATACTACCTACTGTTAAAAATCCAAATCTAAGCTTGTCTATCCTTCTTGTACTATCTTGATAAGAAAATACTCCTACTAGAAATACAATCATTAAAAAGATTACTGTTATACCTCTTGAAATTAAGTATCCTGTTTCTGTCATGTTTATACCTCCTTATATCTAGCTTTTGTTTCTCTAATAAAATCTAAAATATACTCAATCAAACTATTAGCTTGTTCTAATTCTTCACTTCTCATTGTCATTACTGTACGTTTCCCAAAACTTTTACCTATCAAGGTAGTAATGGCACTCTTTACTCTAGAAGCTTCAAATGGATTCTTAAATATTTCTGATAGTTTTTCATCTAAATATACAGATGTACTATGCCAATCAGATACATTTTTACTTTTAATCTTTTCTTCTAACTCCTGCACCTTCTTCTCGAGAGCTTCTATTCTATCTTTATCTGTCATATTAAATTACCTCCTTATTTGTTATAAACAACCTTACCAACAACTTATTAACAGCTTATCCACATTTTTGTTAATAATTATTCTGTAATCTTTATATCTCCAAGCTGGTTAAAACATTCATACTTTCTACACCTATCATTGCTACTTTAGATAACATTTCTTTAAGTGCATCTCTTTCATTTCTTAATTGTTCATTTTCCTTTTCTAGCTTTCTTCTTTCTCTTGGCGATAATGGATTAGGTTTATAATTATCTATTTCCTCAACCTCTGTTAAATAGTAAAATGGTATATCAAAATGAGGATTTCTAGTTAAAAGTCCTATTTCTTCATACTTTATAATTGTTCTAGTAGTAACTCCCCAACGCTTTGCTAATGCATCTCTTCTTATAAGAGTTTTTACATTTTCCATAAGTTATTCCTCCTAAGAAATTTTTGACGTTTGCTCTTTCAATAACCTTTCTATAATGTAAATTTGACCTTTTCCTGTAACTCTTGTAGTAAACTTGGTTTCTACTCCATAACCTCTTTGAATCACAAATTCTGATTTTTCAAATAAACCTTGCTCTAAAGATTTTTGCATTGGTTTAGTTGAACCTTTTTGAATAAGGCCCCATTCTCTAAGCTTATTCCAAAGTCTTTTTTCTCCAATTTTTAAGTTATGTTTAGTTGCTAAATGTGCTACATCTCTAACCAAAACTGAATTTGAACTTGCTGATATTTGATTTAAAAATCTATTCTTCTCTTCAATTTCTTTATCCTTAGCTTTTAAAAGCTCGTCCTTTTTCCTTAGAGTTCTATGTGCAACTTCTAAAGCCCTAGCCATAAACTCTTCATCTGACATCTCATTCTCTATAGGTATATATCCACCTGTTTTTCTTATTTGTGGTAAGACTTCATCTGTTACCCAATCTTGAAACTTTTCAGCTTCTTTCTTTTTAGATTTGAAAATTAATTTATATACTCCTCTCTCTGTAAGAAAGTTTTCTCCTGCATTATTCAACTTTCGGATGTTGGAATTTACAACATCTGAATTCTTTAACTTAATTACTTGCTTATCATTCATCTTTCTTACTGCATCTCTTATGGAACTTTCAGCAAGTTCTAAACATTCCCCACAATGATATGGATTAAATAGTACTTTCCCATTCCACTCAAATACTTCAACATTGTGATTTTCAAATACCATTAAATTATTCATTTCTGTTTACCTCCTTAACTTAATTTAAATACTTTTTCAATCGGCTCTTCCAATGCATTCGCCACTGACTTCATTACTTCTAAACTTGGGTTACTTCTTTCACCCTTTGCTAATAGAAATATGTATTGTGCTGTTACACCAGTTTTTTTAGCAATATCTTCATAGCTCATACACTTTTTCTTTTTAAGTTTTTCTATATTGTTCATTTTCTCCACTCCTTTCTTAACTCTGTGTTTATTTTATAATAAACTATGTGTTTATTTCAAAAAGTATATAAACTTATAGTTTATCATATTTAATCAAATTCATAAACTATATGTTTATTTCTTTCTTTTTCTTAATTTTACTAACTTTTTCATTGATTTTTATTAACTGTAAGTTTATAATAAAGATAAACAATTAGTTTGTGAGGTGTATAGAGCATGTTACATGAGAATATAAAAATGCTAATGAAGAATAAAGGCATTACATCTAAAGAATTAGCACAAAAAGTAAAAGTATCTCCTACCCATATAAGCTACATTATTAATAATAAAAGAGTTCCTAGTATTGACTTACTTGAAAAAATAGCTGCTGTTTTAGAAGTATCTGTTAATGACTTTTTTGATGATGATATATCTGAAGAAAAGTTCATTTCAAAAAACAAAGCAGAAATTCAAGTACCAAAAGATTACTCATCTAAATACAAAGTTACTTCTAGAGATAAAAAACAATATTTAGAAGCAATGAAAAAAGCTAATGAAGCTTTCTTTATGGATGATGAATTTAATGAAGATACAAAAAAAGAAATGCTAGATTTAGTATCTGAACTATTCTGGGAAGCTAAAACTATGAATAAAAGAAAAAAATAATAGGCGGTGGGTTTGTTTGTTTAAGTATAAAGAGAAGGTTAAAAGCCTCGTTAAAAAATTCAAAACTAGAGACCCATTTACTATTGCGAAGGAATTGGGAATTATAATTAAATATAAAAATTTATCTTCTGACTTTCCAAAAGGAATGTTTCAAAAACATTTAAGACGAAAGTTTATTATTTTAAATATGAATAAAATCTCTGATGAAAATGAGTTACGAATGGTTATGGCTCATGAGTTGGGTCATGCAGTTCTACATAGTAATGATATAGCTTTTTTTCTGCATGACCACACATTCTATTCTCGTGGTAAATTTGAAAAAGAAGCTAATGCATTTGCTGCTGAATTATTGATAGATACAGATGTAATTGATGAAGTTCACATGAAAAATTATTCTATTACTCAGTTAGCTTATTTCTATTCTGTACCAGCTAAACTTATTAAAATTAAATTCAATTTAATATGAATTGATATATTTTTTTACAATTCAAAAGAACATATGTACCCATAGGAGATGATATTATGAATTTTAACAACTATAAAATACCAAAAGAATATACAGATAAATTTAAAGTTACATAAAGGGATAAAAGAGATTTTAAGAAATTTTGGGATGCTGAATTAATTACATTAAATAAAATGTCCGATTTATCCAAAAATGATATCGAATCAATTCATAATGCTTTAATGTATGCATTTTGGTCTATTAAAGCCAGGAATAAAGAGAAATACACACCAAGAATCTATAAAAATAATATTTATATAGATAAAAACTGATAAAAGTATAAAGGAGATGATTTTATGGACTATAACATTACCTACAGACAAAAAGATAAAGGATGGCAATTTATAATTTCCTATAAAGATGAAAATGGGAAATGGAAGCAGAAATCAAAACAAGGTTTTAAAACAAAAAAAGAAGCTAAGCCAATAGCAGAAAAGGTTGTACAAGACTTGAAAGTTAATAAGAATCTAAATCAAGAATTAAAAGATTTAACCTTTGAAGAATTTAAGGATATTTACCTAGAACATTTAAAACTGCATATGCAAGAAAATACTATAAGACTATATAAAATGGCTTTCCAATATTTAAAACCTATATATAACCTAGAAATTGAAAAAATCACCCCCCTCCATTTACAAAGATGCATAGATGACATGATAAGAAACGGATTAGCCTATGGAACTATAAAAACTTATAAAAACAGAATTACAGCAATTTTTAATAGTGCTGTTAATAAATATAATATTATCCCCTTATCACCAGCTAACAAACTTGAAATTAAAGTATGTAAAGAACCTAGCACTAAAAAAGCTCTAACAAAAAATGAACTTGATGATCTAATTAATAAAACTAAAAACATGAAATATAAAGTTATTTTTTCACTTGCTGGAATGTGCGGTCTTAGAATAGGAGAAATTCTAGGATTAAAATGGAATAAAATAGACTTTGACAAAAATACTATAACAATAGATATTCAATGGAAAAATCTAAATGAAAATACAGTTGGTTTTGGTGAACTAAAATCAGCCAACTCATATAGAGTTGTACCATTGCCTCCATCTGTAAAAAAACTCTTAATAGAATGGAAAAACCATAACCCTATAGATATAAGCAATAGAGTTATAGTTTATAAATGTATTTCTGGATTAACAGCTCTATTAAGAAACTATACTAAAAAGCTTGGCTATGATTTATCCATTCATGAATTTAGGCACACTTATGCAACAACATTAATCTCTCGTGGAGTAGACTTTAAAACTGTTGCTAAACTTATGGGGCATGATGTTGAACAAACAATGAAAACTTATTCTCATGTTACTGATGAAATGATGGATAATGCTACTCAATTAATCAACAAAATTTTTTAGCCATTATTTTTGACGAATTTTTGACGAATACATTTCTTGAGTAAACAAAAGCACTGATATAGCCATCTATTCAACACTTATCTTGTTTTCTCTAGCATAGTAAAATAAATACTGTTGTGCAAAACCAGCTAATTCCCCAAATTTATCTCTAGCAAAAATTCTTATTTTATTTAATGAGGCATCTTCAGCACCATAGAAGAATATCATGGCTCTCTTTACCCAAACATCAACAGGGAAAGCTGAGTACTTTCTCATAGAGAATAACATTATGCAGTCTGCAACCTTTGAACCAACACCCTTAAAATTTTGTAATGCTGTATGACACTCATCTGCATTAAGCTCAGATATTCTCTCTAAATCAAAATCGTAACTACTTTCATTTACCTTAGCTATTGTGTCGACTATATATTTACTTCTAAAGGACGCACCAGTCTCCTTTATTTCCTCTTCTGTAGCATCCTTTAATTGTTCTGGAGTTGGAAATGTATAATAAGTATTTCCTTTATACTCAATTGGTGTTCCCCACTTCTGAGAAATTTTCTTTATAGTTTTCATTATTGAAGGAATACTATTTCTTGCAGAAATTATAAAACTTATCAGCAATTCAAAATGCTCTTGATTTAAAAGTCTTATTCCATAGCCATACTCAACGCTTTTTCCTAATATCTCATCGTGAGCTAGCCCCCTCTTAATTTCTGAATAGTCTCTTTTTAAATCAAAATAATCTAACCATATATTATTAAAATCTTCTTCATTAGTATTTAAAATAGTTACTTTATCATCTTCTTGAATAACTTCTATTACTTTTCCGTGAGCTACACCTATATAATTTAATTCTCCAACTTTTTCCCATCTAAAACATTGGCCACACTCTAAGATTTGTTTTATATTAAAATTCTTTACTCCATCTAAAATCACTTTATCATTCTCAATTACTATATTGTTAACATCCAT